TTCTTGAAAGAATTGAGACGAATGTTGATTTTCTAAAAAATAAATAAGATTTGTGTTCTAATGATCATCCCTTTCACATGGAGATGATCATGTCACAAAATAAAATTTTAGGTGAAGTCGCTTTTGCTACCCAATACGCTCATGTTAAAGCTGATGGCAAGCGAGAAACTTATTTAGATGCAATGGCAAGAGTCAAGCAAATGCATCAAAAGAAATTTCCTTTTTTAAGTATGGATATCGAGCAAGTTTTTCAAAACTATGTTTATAAAAAAAAGGTTTTCCCATCTCAAAGATCAACACAATTCGGTGGTATTGCTATTGAGAGAAACAATATGCGAATGTACAATTGCACTGCTTCATATATCGATAGAGTGCGTTTTTTTGCTGAAGGTTTTTGGCTGCTCATGAGCGGATGCGGTGTCGGTTTTTCAGTACAAAAGCATCATATCGCCAAACTACCCGCTTTAATTTCAAAAGATCAAAGAGACTCTAGACTAAAGAAAATTCATGTTGTTGAAGACTCTATCGAAGGATGGGCTGAAGCTGTGCATGTGCTAACAAAAAGTTATCTTCCATCAAGTGAAGATGAAGCTAAATATTGCATCAACTTCCATTATGATCAAGTTAGGCCCGAAGGTTCTCCCATTTCAATCGGTGGCGTTGCACCTGGTCCGAGAGTACTTGAGGTTGCTATTGAAAAGGTGAGATCTATTCTTGATCAAGCTGTCGATCAAGCACAAGACAAATTAAGACCAATCCAGTGTTTTGACATGTTCATGCACATAAGCCACGCCGCTTTACTCAGCTCAAGACGAGCGGCAACAATTGCGTTATTTTCTCCTGATGATGAAGAGATGATGACTGCTAAGACCGGCGATTGGTGGCAAGATAATCCGCAACGAGCTTATGCGAATATTTCAGCTCAAATCCTACTTGATGGACTTGAGAAAAAATCTGTATTTACTCAGATCATTGACAACGCAAGACAATTCGGAGAGCCCGGCTTTTTCTTTTGCTATGATAAAGAATTTTCAACAAATCCATGTGGAGAAATAGGCTTATATCCAACATTCAAGGACGATCAAGGCAACACTTCAAGCGGGTGGGCTGTATGCAATTTAAATGAGATTGTTGTTGCAAACCTTGATGATGCTGATGATTTTTTAGGTGCATGTAAAGCAGCTGCTTTCTTAGGTACACTTCAAGCAAGCTACACAAAGACGGGTTATCTTGGAGAGACTACTAAAAAGATCATAGAGAGAGATGCTTTATTAGGTGTTTCTATGACGGGTATTATGAGCAGGTCTGATCTGATCTTTGATGAAAACTTGCTTAAAAAATGTTCGCAAGAGGTTGTATCTGTAAATAAGGAAGTTGCTAAGTTAATCAAGATCAATCCCGCTCTAAGATGCACAACTGTCAAGCCATCAGGCAATAGTTCAACGGTTGCGGGCTGTTCAGCTGGTATCCATCCATATCATGCAAGACGATATATTAGAACGATGCGAATAAATAAGATAAATCCTATTTGGCAAGAGATTTTAAGCAAGTTGCCCGAAGTGTGCGATGATAGCGACGCACAAGTTGGGATCGTTTCTTTTGCTTGTGAAGCCCCATATTGTGCAATGCTTAGAGAAAATTTATCTAGTAAAGACTTTTTGACGATGGTCGCTTTTATTCAAAAGCACTGGGTCAAGCCAACAACACAACTTAGGGAAAAAGATCAATTCGGATTAACTCATAATGTGTCTAATACTTGCACCGTCAAGGCTGATGAATGGGATGATCTAACGGATAGAATTTGGTCGCTTAGAGATACCGTTAAAGGCATTTCTCTTTTATCCGATTATGGCGATCATGTTTATGAGAATGCACCTTATCAAACTGTCAGCGATACAAATGCACATATGATTTCTAAATATAATAAATTGCTCTTGGCTGATTGGTCTAAGGTCGATTTAAATGTAGGAGGGTTTAAAGAAAATCCTAGTGTTGAACCTGCTTGCGCTGGTGGGGTCTGCCTTATTTAATTTTCCACGACTCTCTCCAATCCCTAGCATCATCTTCATCGTAGTCGGCATCAGCCCAGCCTCCTCTTAAATCCTTGTCTCGATAGGATTGATATTCAACGGCTTGCTTTTGATCGCTTGGGAAGAGTGAAGCTTGATCAGGTGGTGGTGCTTGAGTCTTGGGCGGTGCTGATTGTTGCACTTGTTGGGGCTGTGGTGGTGGTGCTGACTGCTGCACTTGTTGAGGCTGTTGTGGTGGTGCTTGTACTTGCACAGGTTGAACTTGTACAGGTTGAACTTGAGGCTTGGCTTTTGTATCTGCCCCAGCCTTAACGCCCGGCTTTGCTCTTTGAACAGGTTGTCTTTCAGCATAGATTGGAGTATCAAGCTCTTGACTCAAGATTTCTAGTCTTTCTTCTTCAGACATATCCATATTATCAGCCATCTCAATCGTATCATAGCCACTGATTACATCGCCAAACACATCACGAACAGCCATTGACTTGCATCTAGCCATAAGCATTTGCTTGGGCATAGTCTGCCATTGGCGATTATTTGTCAAACCTTGCTTCTGTGCCAATGCAATCGTGAAAGTGACTACATACTTTTGATTGTTGTCGCCTCTTGTAAATTCAATTGAGCATTCTTCTTCAGTGTTTGATAAGACTTTCCATGACTTGCACTTGGGAGAAGCAATGACAATGCCAAACATAGCACTAGCTTGATAAGTGATCTTGCCTTTAATGATGTTCATCTTTTCCATAGTTTGGGCAATGTTCCAACCATGCATCATCCCATAAGAGAGATAAGCTGTCACGAGTTGTTGAGCATTCCAATTTGTGCCTGCAGTGAGATAAGCAGCAAGTTTTACGAGTTGTTCCATACTGTCAGCAATAGCATTGACATCAGAGAGAGATTCTAAAAGTTTATGATTTGCCATTTAGTTTTTCCTTAATTGTTTTTCAAAATTGCTACAAATCGATCATAGATAGCAGCAATGATTTCAGAAGGTTCTGCATCGATTGAGAGGTTAAGAGTTGCGATTGGGATGATGATCTTGAGACGATCAGTGATGATCTCCACATCATCGCAATCGATTGTCCAGTCTGTTGTTAAATCATCAAGTTGATGCATCAATGGACCTGTGCCATCAAGTTGGATGATATTGAGTCTTGAGAGAGTGTTGAGTTGGCTCATCTGCTTATTCTCCGAAAAAAAGTAGTGAAAAGAAAAACATCGCCCAAAGAAACATATGGAAGAATATCACTCCAGCATTGTTAATGATATCTCCAATGCTTTGCTTTTTTGCGATTGCTTGGCGTTGTTCTTGAGAGATGCCTTCTTGAAGGTGTCTTTTATCGACTGTTGGGAACAATCCACATTTAGGTGATTGGTTCATTTTGTACTCCTGAGTAGGTTGTAAAATGTTTTCTGTTTTGTTTTGTAAAAATAATTTATAACATTCTAATCATATTGTCAATAAAAAAAATAACTATGTTAAAAAAAATTTATACAAAAGATTAAAAACTATCAAGATTTGATATTGTCTGAGTATTGCGATCGTACTTAACTTTGGCTGTCCCCAATGATCCATGTCTATTTTTTGCAACGATAATCTCAAGTTGACCAGCATCAACTGAAAACTCTTTAGCATAGTAGTCTTCTCTATAAAGCATCAGCACAGCATCAGCATCTTGTTCAAGAGATCCCGACTCTCTAAGATCGCTTAATCCTGGTCGCTTGTCTTGTCTCTTCTCAGCCTCTCTATTAACTTGAGTCAAGCACACAACAGGGCAATCACATTCTTTGGCAAGTAGCTTTAATGATCTGCTGATCTCGCTAACCTCTTGTTCTCTAATTTGATTTTTATTCTGACTTGATCCCTTCATCAATTGGAGATAGTCAATCACAATCATCCCCAATTCGCCTTGATGATCTAAAATGTTTTTGCAAAGAGACACAGCGGAAGCTATATCGCTAACGCCCTTATCAACAAGCGTTATGTTCAAGGCCTCAAGCTTTTCAGCAGCATCAACAATCTTCTCTACCACCTTGATAGGTGCTTCATCTAAAGATCGATCTTTAATATTTGCATAATCGATTCCACTGACTGAGCAAAGTAACCTTGCGATTAACTGATCTTGACTCATCTCAAGGCTTATAAATATGGTCTTGCGATTGCAAATATCTTTGAGCTTTAAAAGGTGCAAAGCTAATGCAGTCTTGCCAACACCTGGACGCCCCCCAATGTAGTAAAGGCATCCCTTTTGAAGCTTTAAATATTTATCCAATTCAGCGAGGTCGGTACTCACTCCAGTTGGGACTGCTCGCATCATCTGAATCGTTTTAGCAATCTGATGTTTGAATTGTTCGCTTTCCACTGGGAGCAATTGCTTATAAAGATCAACCTTAGTTTTATGTCGATCTTCCACCCATGCCATATCATAGCCTTCTTTAAGAAGCTTTCCCTTAAAGAAATCTAAGGCAACGATTTGAGAGGTAACATAAAAATGAACATGCCTTTTCACTTCAGCATATGCAATTGGATATAAGACAAAAGGATCATGATTGATTGACAAATTCATCACGAATTGGCTGATCATCTCAGGGGGCTGAGAATGTGGCAATTCTTTAGAATTAAAAGAATGTCTAGCTTTATACTCTTCGATGATTGCTGGGATAGTGATAGGTGATGGATTCTCTTTTGTGCCTTTTGCTCTGATCCTAACAGCCATTCTGAAAAGCATGCAAAGAGTATGCTCAAGCATCATGTCATCAGACTTAATAAGCCTAAAAATCATCTCTTTGATTTCATCGTATCCATCGATCATGAGCGTTGAAATAATCCTAGCCGCTCTCATAGCACTTGCGATTAAATCAGATTCATCAAAGATTTGACCGTCTGAAATCATATCTGAAATTCTTACATTGTGATCCCATCCATCATTAAACTTATTAGATTGATTGGGCTGATCATTGTTTTCTTGTGTAGTCATTTTTTAGTCTTGCTTTGGTAAAAATTGAAGAGCGGTAGGCAATGGATACAAAAAAAACTGATGACTGATGCCAGTAGCTCGCTCAAGTCGCATTGCGTTTTTCATAGAGCATCCTTCTTCTTTGATCATCTGATAGACTTGAATGCGACTTTTAACATTCATCTTTTCTGCAATCTGAACGATAGTCAGCCCTGTAGTTTCTTTTACTCGATTTAATTTCAAGTTGACTTTCATGTTTATTCCCCTTGTAGTGAGTTTTTTTAAATTCGTATCACTTTATTTTTGCAATGTCAATTTAAAAAGATACAATAGGCGAAATCATTAAAAGAAAGGTTTTACAATGTCAAAGCTATTTAGCGAGCTTATGCCATCATTTGGCGTTCTTAATAACATCAATCGATGCGATATCTTGTCTTCAATCGCCAATAGCAAATCAATCTTGATGAGAATGATTGAGCTCATTGAATTAGATGATAAATCAGATGGCAGATCTATTTGTGTTTCATATGCGTTCATTGGTAAATTGATTGGATTATCCGAACATCAAGTAAAAGATGCAATCCCTAAAATGATCAAGGCCAACATCATCATCAAAAAGAAAGTGCTATCAGTCAATCAGCTGATCTTGAGTGATTTTTGTTTAGCTAGATACTGGAGAGCATACACTGATTTTTATAAATCTGATGTTCAATCAAGGGAAAAATCCCCTAATCAATCAGTGGAAAAATCCCCTAATCAATCAGTGGAAAAATCCCCTAATCAATCAGTGGAATTTTACCCCCCAAATAAAGATATATCTAATAAAGATAATCAAAAGAAAATAAATAAAAGAAAAGTAAAAACACAGATCGAGACCGTTCAGCCTGAGCAAGTACAATCTCAAGTCAATCATGATGCAAATCCATTCATTGATCTACCGTCAACAAATTGGGAGGCAATAGAATTTGCTAAGCTGCTATATGTCAATCAAGAAACTAAAAAGCTAAATTCAAGACTGCCTAAAGCTTCATCCAATTTTAAGGCTTGTGAAGATACAGGCAAATACTACTCAATTCATGATCTAAATGATGTTTGGCCTACCGAGTCAAGACAGATACATATCTCAAGAAAATTGAAATTGCCTTATGTTAACTTTAAGGCTGAACATAAAGATATCTCTATTCAGCAATTTAAAGGCACTCTAAGCGATGATAATAGGGATTTGGTAGTGGATATATGCACAGGGGGCAAACACAAGCTTCAAATCGTTGGAAATGATGAAACTCAATTAGAGCAATTAGCAGTAGGTATCTTTAAGCAAAATCTCTTTGAGGTGCATTATCCAAATCAAGCACAGTTTGGAGCCCCTAGGATTGCTTTTCTATCTCTCAAAGAATTGTTTGAGTTAAGATATGATGACTATCAAAGAAATAAGGGCGGTACTCTATCGACTATCAAAGACGACTTTGGAAAGATGGATATCATCATCATCACTGATTTCAATCCACCTTCAGCATCAAGCAAATTCAAAGATAGGATGATGCAACAATTTGATGATTTAGTATCTTCTTTTGATGGATCAATTGTTATCTTCTCTAAGCCTGATCAAAATCAAAAACTATTTACTAAGATTGAAATTTAATTTTAACAATGATTGTTTTTAAATTGACAAGTTATTTAAAAAAGCATACTTTGTTAAAAGTCAATATGACTAAATCAAAAACAGAAGGATTTAAAAATGAAAGATGTTACTTTCACATGCCCAATCACTCAAGAATATGTCCATGATCTCTTGAATGAAACTTTTGACTATCAAAACATCACCGTCTTTAAAGGCAAAGATGAAAAATACAATTGGATTTACATGATCATCAATAAGAAAAATGGTCACTTTTTCATTGGCACAAGATCAAAATCAAATTTGCTCAATAGCATCAATATTGCTAGACATCCAGAACTCAAGGCTGATGTTGAAAGATTGGGGGCTGATGCTTTTTCAAGATTTGATTTGTGCTATTATCAAACCTATGAAGAAATGATGGCTGTTGCTGCTGATCAATTTGGTGATGAATTTATCTCTGTTTTCTCAGAACTTGGAACTTGCTACAATGCAACATCAATTCAAGCTGATGAAGCTGTCAAGGCTGATGAAGCTGTCAAGGCTGATGAAACCGTCAAGACTGATGAAGCTGTCAAGGCTGATGAACATAATGCATTTTATCAAAGTCTAAGATTTCATCATATTATGAAAAAAGACAATGAACGATTATATGTTGCAAATGAAAAATGCTTATCTTTTCTTGAAAATGGATTTAGATTTGTTTCATCTCAAATTTCAATTTTTAGACTAAATGATTTTAGACGTAGATATATTCAGATTTCTTCTAAAAATAATTTTACTGGTCAAGATTATGAGTTGTATGAAAGAACAAGAAACCTTGAGATTGCACATTTATTGAGAAATGGATGGGAATTAAGCTCTGAAAAAATATGTTTCGCATTTAGACAGAAAAAAAGATTAGGACAACAATTAACTTTAGATTTTGAAAAAGCTGTTTCTGAGAAATCGATTGTTACAAGATCGCAGAAAACAAGATCATCATATTCAATTATCTTGCATAAAGATGATGATGTACAAGCTGTTTTATTTGATGAAATTAAATCATATCTAGCTCAAGGATATTACTATCTAGGGTTGCATCTTTCTTTAACAAAAGATGATCAAAGAAAGCATATTACATTTAAAAGCAAGAGCCAAAATCCTTTTCTTAGTCATTTGAATTATGCAAAGATGAGATCAAAAGAAACTTTACATCTGCTAGAAAATGGATGGAAGATTGAAAGAAAATAGCTTGCTCCAGTGTTTAAGCTTTGTCTGCTCAACCTTGATGAGGCATATAAGACAACGATCACATTGACGCGTAGCACCTTAGAGCAGACAATTCTTCAATTCAGTTTTAAGGCGAAAACCTGTTCAAATCCTTCTCTTAAAGCTGAATTGATCTATCTGAGAGAAACAGAAAAGAATATAATATGAGCGATAATTTTAATTATATTTTACCTATGAGTGGTTACTTAGTTGTTTATATCACTGAAGTTGTAGATAAAAATCAAGGTCTTGCAACTGTAATGTCAATATCAAATGATGAGAATGATATTAAGGTTAATGATCAGATACTACTCTTGCTTGATGATAATGTTATTGGCTTTAAATTTAATCTGAAGCGTTTTCATAGAATACAAAAATCTTCTATTATTGGAAAGTTTACAAAAATATTAGGCTTTAATAATTTCAATTCCATTCGTTGATAAATACTCTTCGCCTGTTGATATCCAACGATTATCTCGATCTTCATAAATAACAGCTTTAATCCCAGCATGATGAATTAGTTTAGCACACATTAAGCAAGGTGGAGCAGTCACATAAATCGAGCACCCATCTGTTGATATCCCATTCTTAGCAGCATTCGCAATTGCATTAAATTCAGCATGGTGGCAACCTATTTGGCTTTCTGATCCGCTTGCTATTTTACATCTATCTCTAAGACAATCAGCACCTCCACATAATCCGCTTTGCTTGCGAGCAATTCCATTGAACGAAGAGATGATAGGCACATCTCCTTTAACGATCACCGCCCCAACTTTTGCCCTGCTACATGGTGAGAGGCTAGCCATAATCTCAGCCATACTCAAAAATGCTTTATCTTTAGCAGTCATAGCAATCATCCTCTTTGGATGCAAGACAAGCGATTTCAGAAGCAAGCTTGATGATGGCTTTAGATCGCTTTCCGCATTTGCCTTTATTGCCTACTGTATAGCGACCGAGAGCAAGACAAACATCACCTTGACTTGCGAAAAGCCACGTTTGATATGCCTTGATGCCATACTCAATCTCAGTACATCCTGGACAATGAAAGAACTCTTTTTTTACTTGCATGATACCTTCAGCACCTGCAGACGATACTAAGCCACCTTGAAAGCGACTCTCATGAAAAGCAAGAGCAATCATCAGATAAGGATCAACGCCCATCTTTTCAGCACTAGATGCAACTTGCTGACAAGCTCGCATTCTTGAAGGGATTGATTTAGAAATCATCTTCTCCCATCCTAAATCTTGCTTGCTCTGAGTTGGGTTAAAGATCAATCCCATCACAAGCCAACACACATCAAAAAAGTTATTCATCATCTTCGCTTTCGTCTTTGGTGATGTCATCCCAACTCTCATCATATTCAACATCATCGTATGATAGGATGATAGGCTGATGATCAAAAATAGCTCTGCACTTGATGCAATAGTGATACTCAATGCTTGAGCCTGCTAAGGTTGATTTTATTGTATTTTTACATCTGAGACATTGCATTTAACTAACTCCATGGTCTTGGGAAAAAGTGGCTTAGTTATATCATACACAGCTTTAGCAAATTCTTGTATCTCAAATTGAGCATGACTATCTAAACGCAAGTTTAAAAAGTGCATGATTGCCTGAATGCTTGCAGACCAAATGCATTCGCTATAAGTACCAACTGGCAAGATAACACGAGCTTGTTCCCTACAAACGCCCATATCAAGCAACCTCAAATAATTGTAATAAGCAACTTGATAACCTTGAGCTAGCAATGTCAGTGCTTCATCTTCTCGATCATCATCAAGACGACCAAAAGAGCCTTGCCTATTCTTGGTGTCTTGAAGTCTAAAGAAATCGGGATAAAAGAAGCTTTCTTTAATCTCAGTGTATCGTGCTGATTGCTCATTCCATGCACAGCCAACTTGGTGCTTCATCCATTGTCTTAAAACAAAGATCGGGGCTTTAATCCTAAATTTCACATGCCCATGTCTAAATGGTGATGTATGATCATGCTCCCATAAGTACTTTAAAAGCTTATCATCTCTATCTGTCCATTTATCACTTGATCCAGCATAGGAAACACGAGCAGCATTCACAATTGCTAAATCGTCTCCCATATGATCGACCAATTCAACAAAGCCGTCATTCACATTGATTTTCATTTTCTCTCTCTTTGAAAAAATATTATATAAAATTATATAATATTATGTGTTCTATATACACTCAAAGGAGAATTTTTATGTTAAATTCAGATTTAATAAATCGCATTGCTTGCCTTAAAAAGGTAGTCGATGCCATGTTTCAAGATGATGCTCCAGAGGTTGGGCAAGCTCTCAACTTTTGCATCAATCTCATTTTCTACAAAGAAGAGATGAAAGAAATCAATCAAACTCTATCAGTGCTTGATGAAATCAAAGACATCAAAAACATCTATTCATCACTAAAGGATAAAAAAAATGCTCAATAGATTTACTCTCATTGGAAGACTTGGACAAGATCCACAACTTAAGAAGATTGGCGATAAAGACCTTGCAACCTTTTCCGTTGCCTATAGTGAAAAAGTTAAAGGCGAAGAAAAAACAACTTGGTTCAATTGCGAGGTTTGGGGGGCTTTTGCTAGCGTTGTTCAATCTCAAGCTAAAAAGGGCGATAAGATCACCGTTATCGGTCGTATTGTCATCAATGAACACGAGGGCAAGCAATACATCAAAGTCATCGCTTCAGAGGTTGTTTTTCTATGATGAAGCCCAAAGATCGCAAATCAATATTGAGTCTTTATGTATCAACTAAGCTGATCAGCTTGCTAGATACGATCAGCGATAGACATGCAGTCAAGATCTCAAAACTTGCTGAAAAGATATTGCTTGACGGTCTGAAGAGAGATGAAATTGATTTAGTACTTGAAAGCGATGATGATGATGCTATTGAGAAAATCACAACTAAAATTATCAGAAAGCTTGATCATGGCAAAGAGTAAAACTACTACAAAAATCGATACAGTTGATTCTAAAGCGACCAAAGCAATCGCAAAAAAGCCTTCAGAAGATAAAGCTGAGATCGCAAAAAAGAAGAGGCTTGTGGCAACTGAGCAAATACTTGAGCTTATTTCTCAAGGCCTTTCTCAAACTGATGCGATTTCAGTTGTTGGCATCTCATACAGTACTTTTCATTCATGGATGAAGGCTGATGCTGAGTTAGTGGCTGATGTCAAGAGGGCTGAAATATCCCTTAAACTCAAGCATTTGCAAAACATTCAAAGGCATTCTGAAAACGATGTCAGAGCTTCCCAATGGCTACTCGCTCGAAAGTTTCCTCTAGAGTTTGGAGAGAAGCAGACCATTGACATGAACACTAAAGGCGATGACTCAAAGGTTATCATCAATGTGATTCAGCAGGTGCAAAAAGAGAAGCATCAAAAATCAATTGAGATCAAGCATGATTTGCCTGAAATAGAAGATCAAAGCGATGAAGAAGATTGATATTGAGCTTAAATTAAATCCTTTACAAGTTGATCTGATTGATCGCTTGATCTATTCGGACGATCCATTTATTGCCGTTCGTGCTGGTTGGGGTAGCGGCAAGACTTCAGCTTTAGTCTTCGCCTTGTGGACTTGGTCAAGCATACATCCCAATAAATCATCTCTCTTAGTCACTGATACAGCCCCCCGCTATAGATCTGTTTTAGGCCCTGAGTTGGAGAAATGGCTTGTGCCTTATGGATGGATTTATCATCAGCAAGAAGGCAAATGGACGGCCCCAAATGGTCATGTTGTTTGGTGTCGATCTTATTTTAGACCAGGCACAAGAGATGCCACCCATAATCCCCTTGAAGGCTTAAATATAACATCAGGTCTTGCCTTGATTGATGAATGTCAAACTCTTTCCGAAGAGGTTGCTCAAAAGACCTTGGGGCGTCTTAGATCAGGTCCATCGCCTAAGATGATCATGGTAGGCTTGCCCGTTTGGGGGGCTTGGTGGGTCGACTTTGCTGAGAAGGCTGGATGCACGCCAATCTTCTATGCTAGCCATGTCAATAAAGCCAACCTCTCAGAAGCTTGGTTTGATGCCGTCAAGAATTTGCCTGAGTCTGAACGGTTGGCAATGGTTGAAAATCAACCTAGACCACCTCAAGGCGTGATTTATTCCGAATGGACTTCAAGCCATGTTATCAGCAATTGGAAATATGATCAGAGCATGTCATCAAGGCTTGTCATTGACTTTGGCTTTAGAAAGCCTTCCGTTCTGATCTTGGCGCATGATCCAACCTTAGAAGCTGATGTCATCTGTGCTGAAATCAACCCTCAAGAAATCACGCTTTCAGAACTTGCTAAAGAAATCTTAAAGGTAGCTTGCCCTCGTGATCTAGCTAGACGATATCCCAATCGCATTTTACTAGACGGGGCAAGTGGTGATAAGGCTGGATCAGCTAGATCAGATCGTACAGCCCAATCAGCCTTTCATGAACTTTCAAAGCATCCTGATCAAGGTGGTATAGGGATGCCTTTTAGGTGGTGCACTGATCCAATACGAACAGACATTTTAAACGGTATTCAAAGAGTAAAAAGGCTGATCCATCAAAGAAGAATTTTATGCACCTCTGAAGTATGGGAACGAGGGGCAAGCTCTATTGGGAATTCATTCAGAAAAGCTATTTTGTCTTATGCTTGGGATGGCAAAGAAACGCCTAAAAAAGACGGTCGAGAAGATCCGTTAGATGCTCTTAGATACGATGTCATAAATTGGCTTTGGCGTGATAGCGAGATCGTTGCTGATAAGCCTTTGCCTGCTACATCTCCAACGGTCAAGAATAAACTTAACTTTGTTCAGTCGCATATCAAGGCGATGAGGAATCACTAATGCTAAAAGAAAACACGGTACACTTGGGCGATTGCCTTGATCTGATGCCATCCATTCCTAGCAAATCCGTTGATATGATCCTATGTGATTTGCCTTATGGTACAACAGCATGTTCATGGGATTCTATTATTGACATGGGCAAACTTTGGGCTGAGTATGCAAGAGTGATCAAGGATAATGGGAACATTGTTTTGACAGCACAAGGCATGTTCTGTGCAAAGCTCATGACATTCAAAGAAACATGGTTTAATCATGATTATGTGTGGATAAAGAACCAACATTCAAATTTTGCTTTAGTAGGCATACAACCACATAGATATTTTGAGAATGTACTTGTGTTTAGACCACCTAGAAAAGATGATATAGAGATACAATTTAACAAGGAATTACGAGCGTATTTTAAGAAAGTTCATGAGTTCATAGGATTATCAAAAAAACATATCATAGCTGTTATTGGTCAATGTGTTGATCATTGCTTTAGATATACATCATCACAGTTTGATCTATGCACAAAAGAAACTTATGATCAATTGATACAGTGTTTCAAGATTGACCAGATGGAGGGCTTTTTGAACTTTGAAACTTTGCAAGCTATGAAAGAAGAGTTTCATGATCCATATACTTTTAACTTTGATGATCGTGTACGAAGTACAAAGCGGACAAAGAACAATGATTTCAATAGGCAGATGTATGGGGACAAAACAAATCAAAAGTACAAAGAACATACAAGCAAAGAATATGAAAACTATCCAAGAAACACATTATATTTTGATTGTGAACGAGGGCAACACCCAACTCAAAAGCCCGTTGCCCTCTTTGAATACCTAATCAAAACCTATACCAACGAAGGCGAACTAGTGCTAGACAATTGCAGTGGTAGCGGTACAACAGCCATCGCTTGCATGAACGCAAATCGCCGTTTCATTTGCATTGAAAGGGATGAGAACTATCATCGCAAATCTATTGAGAGAATAAGCAATC